ACCCGTCGAGCTCAGCCCAGTTGAAATTTGTCAGAAATGGTTCGCATGGCGAATGGCTCGCTTGGAGACAAAGTTCTCCCACGAACTAGATGAAACTGAGGCACGTCTTGAGATTGTTCGTGGCTTCCTAAAAGCCATCGACAAGATTGATCTGGTGATTAAGATCATCCGAGCCTCAAAGTCCTCGAAAGAAGCTTTGATCGAGCTTGTAAGCACTCGGACGCTTAAGTTCACCTCGGATCAAGCCAGGGCAATCCTGGATATGCGCCTGAGGCAACTCACTGGACTTGACAAAGAGGAGCTGGAAAATGAGGAGAAGACTCTGATTGAGCGCAAAGAAAAGCTGACTGAGCTTGTGACTAACAAGGAGGTTCGCCAGAAGTGGGTGTATACCCAAATCACTGAGCTGTCTAAGCGCCACGGTGAGGCCCGCAGGAGCGCCCTGGTGGAGCCCCCAGCCGGTCTGGCCCCAGTTGCCCGAGCCACAGGCGAGAAGCGCCCTGCAGCCGCTCCCAGGCCCCGGTTTATTAAGATTGATATGAAGAAAGGCGTTGTCGAACAGGCTAAGGGGCCACGGGGCGCTATGGTGGTCGATTCCAAGGAAAAAGTGGTTTTAGTAAACCAAGATGGAATGTTGAAGAAAGTTTCAGCAACTTTCAAGGGTCCTATTTCCACTGGTTACAGTCCGGTGGTGCTTGCCAAACGAGAAGCTGAGGTTTCGCAACGAAAGTTCCTTTGTGTGTTCAAGTTGGAAGGTCAACTCAAGGCTGTTGTTCTGAGTGGTGAAGACTTGTGCAAAACCACCAGCAAAGGTAAACAGTGGCTGCCAGCTGAAGCGGAGTTTGTCTACTTCGGTGAGGGCAGCTACTCTGTTCCCTGGGCTTCAACTCGGAAGAAGAAAGTTGAGCTGAGCCTTGGCACGGTCAAAGCTGGGAAGCCTGGGTCCAAGGGTGTTAAAGTTGCCAACCTGAGTGATGTCACCCTGTAAACCGGGTAAAACCATGCTAAACGATTACCAACCCACGGGATCGCTATACTGCTTCGGCGGAGAACTGTGATGGACGAACAACAGCTGATTTACCCTGTGGCGCGTTTACTCGCCAACCCCCGCATTTTTCACGCGATTGCCAACTTCTTTGGTGGTCCTGACGCGGACACCTTGAAAGAAACCTTCTATGATCTTCTAGAGCACGGTTTTCAACTGTTCGACAATCCAGAAGATTGTGAGTTCGACTCCGAAGAAGTTTGCTTTCTAGTTAAGGACGAGGGAGCAATCTTTGAGATTATTCTAGATTCAGGAATCGCAGCCAATCTGGAGGCAATCGAAGGCGAAATCCGTGCCCAGATTTCCAACGACAGTGAGATGGCCGCTGCCTCTGCGATTTACCAGAGGCTGGTATCCGCAATCGAAGAATCCAACCCGGAGTTTGCTGGAAACATTGCGCTCTGCTCACCTCCAACTCCGGGCAACTACTACCTTCGTTCCCGCGACGGGGACCGGTTTGAAGGCAGTTTCCATTTACTGAGCGACCCTGAGCGCCTATACTCGTTTAACGTTGAAGTCATCGACGTTAACACGGACCAACTACGAGCCACGATTCGCCCAATCTGATGACTGCAGACAACCTACTTTACGCAACCAATTCTATTCGCTCTTCAGTAACTTCGCTGAAGAAAAAACTCTCTAACCTCAAGGTCTCTGTCGAGCATTTTGATGCCGAGCTAGAAAAGCTCGATACCAAGTTCGACAACCTGATAACTCAGTCAGAGATTTACAAGAATAAGCTCGAACGGGAGCTGGGTCGGGAGGTTCGGCGCCTTGAGCGAGAACTGACTCTTCTGAAGAAAGGTCTTCCCGATGCGAAACCAAAAGCTTCGGCCTCTGGCGAAGAGCTTCAGATTGCCACCACCATCTCTATCCTGGAAGCAATCCTCCGTCAAGTTAGCGCAGGTGCCGAAGATTTCCGTTTGATTTCGGAATCTTTCCTATTTCCTGCTGTCATTGAACGAGTGGTGCGCGGTGACGAGGAAGCTTATTTCCTGGACGAAGTTCCCTCAAGCGCCACAGTTGTGGTTCAACGTGGTCGAGAATATGTTCAGTGGATTCGCGAAACTTGCGACACTCACCTTACCGATCCGTTGGCGTGGGAGGAATACAGCACTCAGATTTGCGACTGGTGGAGGAACGATGCTCTTCCTCTTCTCTATTCCTCGCGAGATGAACAGTGGGACATCGATGTACCCTTGTCTCTTCAGGAAATGCTCCTCTGGCGAAGCAGTCCTGCAGACCGACCGCTTCATTTCTCCTCAATCTTTGACGCCTACGAAATCTATAAGAAGAACAAAGACGCTGTTTACGAAAGCTCGGGTGTTCGAAACTTTGAGCTCAAGATGTTCTCTTTCACTGCAGACTGATGGCAAAAGCTCTTCGCAAAGTTGACCACCTGATCGAAAAAGTTGGTGTTGGTATCGTTCAAACCGTCGAGTCAAAGTATCAGAAATATCTGACGGAACCATCCAATAAGAATGCGAGGGAATATGTCCTCTGGAGGCTGCGCCTTCATCGACGACTGAAGAATGATCGTGACACCTTGGATGCTATCAACCAGGCTCGAAACCTTGGCCTGTACGACGAAAACCCTGGTAAACTTTGCTGGGACTGCACCTTTTGAGGGTAAAATACACCTATGGTTATAGGATTTGTATGAACCCTCGTGCTGTTCAGATGGCAAAAGCCGTCACCGAGTACAACGCCGGATCTATTGATACCGAACTCCTAGGTAACATCCTAGCCCCTCAATACAAAGGTTGGACAAACAACAGTGCGAATTATTTCACACGCCCGGGACCTCTCTGGAACCCCGGAACCCCCTTTATGGGCCAACCTAGCGTGTACAGTTACAACAGCGTATTCGGTCTCCGCTACCGGTGGTTTCCAGTTCGACCTTCCAACTGGTGGATAAATGAAGTGGGCGTACCAGTCAGCTCAACAGTTCGTGCTATTGCCCCCAATGAGACAACAGGCACTACCGATCCCCCGCCCATTGACACCTTGGGAGCTTACTGAGTTTACCGCGCCAAACTCCGCTATACTAAACCATGAAAAATCTAACGTCCATGAAGAAGACTCAACTTGGATACCCTGTTCTCTCAGATGAGCTGCATCAGAAGATCTTTGGCACGGAAAAGCCTCAGAAGATGTCTCGTCTGTCGATTCAAAAGGCAGAAAACCTGCTGAAAGAATTTGATATTTCTGTTCCTGTGGATCACCCTGCAGGTCTGTATGATGGCCCTCTGCCGCTTCCAGACTTGACGGGTGATTTTTTGCGCGACCACTTCGAAAAGATTGCCTCCGATCAAGTTGGCCGCTACAAGAAACTCGGCGACGAGTTTTCTCGCTGCAAACTTCCCCCTCTCCCTCCGCCGGATAAGTTCCTGTTTGAACCAGGCTGGGTTCGCTATGAGTGGGTCGAGAATAAGGATGCGGGCGGTTGGTATATTGAACACGTAGATTTCCCTGAGGAGGAAGCGTTCACGTTCGATACCGAGACCTATGTGCACGGGGGTGCCTTCCCAATCATCGGAACTGCTCTTAGTGAAAAAGCAGCTTATATTTGGCTTGCTTCTGAACTGATTGATCCTACGATCCCTGAAGCCGACTGGGATCAGTACGAGCTGATTCCGGTTGGCACTAACCGGTTCATCCCTGGCCATAATATCAGCTACGACCGTGTTCGCGCCCGTGAAGGATACAATCTTGAGCAGACTGAGCCCGAAAACTTTTACTTTGACACACTATCTGCTCACATCGGTGTGTCAGGTTTGGCCAGTGGTCAACGCTGGCTTTATGTGCTGGCAGGAAAAGACCCAGAAAGTTTGACGCCAGACGAGAAACGAAAGCTGCGGTATGCTCCTAAATGGCTTGACAAAGGCGCTACGAACAGTCTTGTGCAGTGTTACAACTTTCACGTGGCTGCGGTTCGAAAGTATTTCGGCGAAGACGTCAAAGAGCTGGGCGATATCGACAAAAAAGTTCGAAACATCTTCGTGGACGCTACAGATCTTTCGCAGATTCGTCAGGTTTTGACGGATGCTCTTGACTACGCCCTCAAGGATGCTTACTACACAGCTGAGCTATTCCAGGCGTTGTGGCCTAAGTACCTGGATAGCACTCCTTCCATGGTTGCTCTGTGTGGTCACTACCACTTGAATGGTTCGATCATCCCTCTTGTGGATAACTGGTCAGAGTGGATTGAGAATGTTGAGCAAGTTTACAAGCAGTACAACGACGAGATGACGGACCTATGTCGTCAACTCGTGTGGAAGACTTACGAGGACTGGAAAGTTCTTTACCTGAACGATCCGGTCAAAGCCCAGCAGTGGGTGCGTAAAGACCCGTGGGTTTCTCAACTTGACTGGGAAATTAAATCCACAAAAGGTAAATACGCTCACATCCCGAACTGGGTTCGTCCATTCATCAAGGATGAGAATCAACATATCGGCGTGAAGTCAAATCTGGCTCACCTAATGCTGAAACTTCAGTATGAGAACAGCCCTATGATCTTCACCAAGACTGACGGCTGGTGCTACCACAACGAAGACGGAAACCTTACGAAGATCCCTCACCCGAAAGGCAACGGAGACAATGTTGGCGGTGTTTTGAGCAAAGATTTCGTAGAGGATATGGCTGTTGGTCGCCTACGTAGTGATCTTCCCGAAGCCAAGCGTGCTCTTGAAATCGCAAACTCCGTGTCCTACTGGACCTCTGTCCGTAAGCGTGTAATGGACCGCATCTTCCTGAAAGCTAGTAACCCTTACGGGGAGGATGCTTTGGTTACTCTTCCCGAGATCCTCTGTCACGGAACGGTTACTCGCCGAACTGTAGAATCCCTGATGGTTACCATGTGCTCCACCAAAAACTGGCGCATCGGTACTGAACTTAAAACCCGTGTGAAGGCGCCAGATGGGTGGAAGATTGTTGGTGCTGACTTTGACGGCCAGGAGATGCAAATTGCCTCAATTTATAGCGATAAGTGGGAAGGAGGTCACATTGGCTGTTCTCCGTTTGGTTACAACGTTCTTTCCGGCTCGAAAGAGGCGGGGACTGATCCCCATAGTGCTCTTGCTAAGCTGGCTGGCGTGGACCGAGACACCGCCAAGATTGCAGGGTTCGCGGTGCTATATGGTGCGGGAGTCCGAGCTGTTCAAACCTATATCCGCCGAAAATACCCTGAAAAGTCACCCACCGAGGTGAAAAACTTTGCTTACCGTATTCTTGAGGGAAAGAAGGGTAAACAACGGTCAGGGTTATACGAAGGTGGTTCCGACTCAGGTTGCTTCAACTACATGGAGGAAATCGCGATGCGCACTCGCGTTCCCCAGCTTCCTTGCCTCGGGACAAAAATCTCAACCGCAATGCGGCCAGCTGCAGTTGGTGACGACTTCAAGACGGGAAGGGTTAACTGGACGATTCAATCTTCCGGTGCCGAAATTCTGTCGATCTTCCTAACTTCAATTCACTGGCTCTCGAAAGAGTTCAAGATCCCTTCGCGGTTTATCTTGAGCATCCATGACGAGATCTGGTTTATGACTCCGGAACGCTATGCAGAACAATTTGCTGTGCTGTTTCAAATCGCTCATATGTACACCTGGTCGCTGTTTCACTCGGCTGTGGGTATACCTGAGCTTCCCCTGTCTCGTGCGTTCTTCTCAAGCGTGGCGATCGACAACCGGATCCGCAAATCCCCAAAGGAAAAGACCGTAACTCCCTCCAACCCTGGGGGAGAAAAAGAACCCTTCGGTGTTGAATACTCGATGCAAGAACTCTCTGAGATCGGTGCGATCGATAAACTTACAACTCGCTTCAACGCTATTCAAAAAGGACTGATCAAATGAAAAAAGGTCGCAAATCCCGTGTAGCCTCTGCGTCAATCGAAACCATGGTTGGTTTGGCTGGAGTTTACTACTTAGTAACTCCCTATGATAAAAAGGGACGAGAAATTCCGTCTTCAGTTCAGTGCGCTTACAACTCGGAATACTTCTCTCCTCAACAAGCGTTTACTATGTCTAGGGCACTGTAATGCCTTTCCCCCTGCCACAAGACGGCGAATTCCGAAAAGAAGTTGTCTGGGCATGGATAACCGACATCGCTGACCGACTAGAGCAAGATCCTGCCGGGGCTGAGATCAGTTGGAAAATCGCGCGTGAAATTTATCTCTCTTTGCCTCCGGGCGAAGGGGATGACGAAATAGAAATCGCCCTGGTTAAAGCCAGGGTAAAACTTGACAGCATCACTTAGCAATTACTATGCGAACAATCTCGTCGGAAGCTGGACAAACTACGCCAGCAGTTGAAGCTAAAAAACCTAAGCTTGAGACCTTTGTTACTACCATCTCTGATGGCCGGAAGATTGAAATCCGGGAAATGACGGGTCGAGACCTGCTTTACATGGAGAAAGAACTTGGAAAAGCAGGCGACGTCGAAAGAGGAATGAAGATCATCGAAAGATTGATTGTTGGTTCCGACAAAATCACCTACGACGAGATCCTAGATCTCGGTGTTCGAGATTTCAAGAAACTCAGCGACCTCGTTGCACAAGCGAGTGGAACGGAGGACGAAGCTGACCCAAACTAATCGTTGAAGATCTCGAAGATTTCACGTATCACCTCATCTTTGATGACGAAGTAACGATACATGTGAGAGAAGTCTGTCCCAAAGACTTTTATTTCGCCCAGTTACTTCGAAACAAAGAAAGCGGCATGCTACCGTTGATAGCTAGACTGATTCTTAACGTTGACGACCTTGAGAACCTTACAATACCACAAGCTGAAAAGTTATTCGGGTGGATTGGTCAAGAGATTATCAACGAAAAAGTCTTAACAGTTGAAAATTGGCTGGAAGTTTCTTTTCACCTTTGTAAACAACGTTGGGACAGCACTGTTGAATGGCTAGAAAAACAACCAATGAGTAAGATCCTCACAATGATTAGCATTCTTGAGGATTTTGCGGAAAAACAAGAGCAAGAGGTTAAGAAAAGCGCAAGGCGCAAATGATTAGTTTCGAGATAAAAAAGAGCGGTTTTCTCTCTTTCAACCTGAAGTGGTGGAAGCCAACTCAAAAACAGTGGGCTCCAGTTTTACTCCAAAGCCACATTGTTCCTTGGCGTCAGGAATCAGACCCCACCACTGGTCGTCCTTGGGCATCTTTGACTCCTAAGTACGCCCTTGCTAAACTACGAAAATACCCCGGTCAACCAATTCTTCGGGCAACCGGAGAAATGCAGGATAAAGCTCAAATCTTACCGAAAGGAGAAGGATTTGAAGTGAAATCAACCCCCTACGGTGTCTATCACCAATACGGAACAAAGAAGATGGCAGCAAGACCCTGGATGGGAGTCTCCGATAAGTCACTTCTATTGCTTTCCCCGATTGCTTGGAAAAACATTCTCTCCCAAAAACGCTAACCATGGCTAGAAAAAGAGCTCACAATGACGACGGAACTTTCACCGCCGACAACCCTACCACTCCAGAAGTGAATGAAGCGTTTGTTGAAACTGCTCCCGAACCTGCGGTAGTGGAGGTTCAAACTCCTTCAGAAGAACCCGTTGCCGCTGCCCCTGCTGCCGCAAAGGAAGAAATCGAAACAGATGTTCGCACAAAGTTGACGACTCGTTCACAGGAAGAGAATCCTTTCGTCCCGACAAGTCCGGCAGTGGTAGAAGCTGCTGCTAAGAAAGTCGCTGAGACAGAAGGTTTCGAACTGAACCGTGGAACCTCAATCGGAGCCAGATTGATGGCCCGTTCTCGTAAGATGGTTTGACATGATTACGCTCCCCTTTCAGCCTCAGTTTACGTGGAGAAAACTTGGGTATCAGTATTACACCAATTCTCTTCAATACCGCTCTGTTCTGGAGTTGAATCCGCAGTGGAATGTTATGGAGTTGCCCCCAATTGGGGCGCAGCTTCTTCTGCCTAACCCTGCGAATTCAGGGGGGAGCCTTCAGCAAGCTACATTCATTTCGGGAACACCGGAGGAAAACGACTCCGACGCTATCTTTCCTTTTGATAATCAAGAAGAATACACAGCCGCTCTGGATCGTTACACACTGCAAGGAGTGGTGTTTCGTGAGCCCTTGAATGGCTACTCTTTTGACAGTGTTCCAGCAATCACAGGGGTCCAATAAGGGTAAAAGATAAGTGCACACTTGTGTCCCAAAAGCAGCTCTGCGGAGACCACGTAGGAGTCATCCTTGCCTACACTGCTCTAGGGAAAGAAGGAACACTTTCTTAAACTCATGGCCACTTTTTCCCTAGGCGGTGGAAACACCCCTGGCGCTCCCGGCGTATATATCAACGAGAGAGCTGGAGTTGCTGCAAACGCAGCTATTGCCGATTTTAGCACTGTTTACATGCTCGTTGAAGCAGAAGAGACAGTGCCTGTAACAGTATTCCCATTTAACACACCCATTCCGCTCACTTCGCTGAACGACTACTTCGCCCTTGTTGGCGGAAGTGTTCCCGAAGCCCGAATTCCTCTACTGAGCTACAACTGCGTCAACGAGTTCTTCCAGAATGCCCAGATCGGAGATCTTCGGGTTGTTCGTGTTGGAACACCTGACGAAATCGTAGAGATTGAAATTCTCCCTAACGGGACAAAGCAGAGCAATGCTGGACTGCCCACCAACTTTGAAGCTGGTGACGTAGTTTACGCCCAAATCGTCATCAACGGCCAACGGCTGGTTGCAGGCGACGGAGCCACTGGTTTTACCGCAGATGGAGAGTGGCTTGGTGTTCCCATCACCATTCCCGTTGACTACATTCCCGGGGACGAAGTTAACAACCGCAGAATTTCCTCAGCTATTGCTACAGCAATTGCAGAAGCGATTGAGAGCAACCCTAGCATCAGAAGCTCGGTGTATGTTCGTGACTTCGGTCTGGTAACAAGCGTGAATCCCCTCTCTAACTCGGAGAACGGATTCCTAACAATCGCTGCTACAACCTTTGACGGAAGCGTGAGCATCATTCCGACAGTATTCCCTGTTGGTGCTCAGTATGTGCTGATGCAAAACGTCTACGACATTCAGAACATTGTTGGTCAACAGCAGAATCTGGAGAGAGTAGCTCAGGACTACATTCAGTGCATTGACACCGCTTTCGACGGTCAACAAGATCAGGGCTACCTGATCACTCCTACTGCTTATGTGCAGTTTGACACTAAGGACCGTGCTGCTATCGGTGCTGCTGCTGCTGCACTTTGCGAGAACAACAACTACAAGTGGATGGCTCTTGCTGATCCCGGTCCTTTCCTGGTTACCGATATCAACAAGTATAGCGCCTACGTTCCTCACGAGCCTGCCGCTGATCTAATCACCGGTCGTAAGTACCTGGTGGACAACGCCATGTACGAGTGGGTTGGTACTGATGTCTCCTACGACAAGCTAACTTACCAGGCTCTAATTGCGTCCCCAACCGCCAAGACTGCGGTTAAGGAATCGGCTAGTGCAACACCTGTTGCCGCAGGTGGTAAAGCAGGTCTACTGGACTCGGCTTTCTACACTGTGACTGCAGTTGAGCCAACCGATGAAAAGCGTTTGACGCTGGATACTGTCAACTACTGGCCTGTAACTTACCAGATTCAAGAAGTTACCTATAGCAACGCAACTGGCGACATTCTCGCCACTATGCTGGCAGAGGGTAAGGAAGAAAATGGCACAATCTTTGTCATTGCTCCTCCTTACAATTTTGACGCAACAGGCGATTATTCAGAAAACGAGGTATTCTTCGCTCTGACCGCTTCGGATGCCGTTTCAGTTCTGGATGAAGTAACCTCTGGTGGTGGTTCACAGTTTGTGACAAACCCTGCAGACGCTCTCCAGTTTCCTGGTGGAACTGGAACAGTCGGACTAACTTACGTTGTTCCTTTCTACAGCCTGCCTCAAACAATCAACGGTCAAACTTCTAACCTGGTTCAGAACACTTCAGGTATTTCTCAATACGTGAATACTTTGCACCTGCCTGCATCTCTGATGGATGCAACTGCAAACTACCGTCTGAATTTTGTTTCTAGAACTATTTTAAACCCTGCGGCATCAATTGCTGGTTCGGTCACTTCTGTGACAGGGAATGCTCAAATCACCTGCGTTGCACACGGTCTAACCGACGGTCAAAAGCTGTTCTTCACGCAGCCCGTAAAAACAAATGCCGGTAAGTTTCTTTTCCGTGCTACAACCAAAAAGGTGGAAACGCCTTACTTCGTCAAGAAGATTGACGCCAACACTTTCTGTCTTGCCGAAAGTCTGACAGCTTACACTGCTGGCGCATTTATCACATTCCCAACTGGAACCGCCTCCCTCGTCTCGAGTCCTACGATCTTTTATTCTAAGACTCTTGCTGGTGAGGCAACTTCGTCTTCTCTGGCTGAGATTTCTGTTGTTTCCTTGATTCGCGGTAGAAAGTACGGCCTCAACGCAGGCCAAATCTATGAGGAGGCTGCCCCCGCCACTGCAACCCCCGCTCCGTCAGTTAACAACCCCGGTGTTTCGCTCTATCTGAATAACAGCTTAACCTCCCTAGGTGTTGATCTGGTTTCACCGTTTGGGGAAGATTCGAGCGCAACATGGTTAGAAGGTTCTGGTTCTCGTCCAGACACTCAGCAAGGATCCCTGATTCTTACTCCCCCTGGTTCGCCTTCTACAACCTTAGAAAACTGGTACTGCACCCCAACTGTAGACCAGAACTACGCCTCCCAGGCATTCCTTGTTCCCGCTATTGAGCCAATCTTTGGTGGAAACTATGAAGCTGACACCACAGCTGCTGCAGGTGTTCTGGACACCACTACAACTTACTCCGCTGCTACTGGTTTGGCTGCCCTGGACACCGGTTCCGATGTTCAAGCCGCCATTGCTAAGCTAGTTGGCGTTTACTTCAATGTGACTGTCGCTCCGACAAACTCAGTTGCCCCCGACGGTGTAACCGAAGTTAAGGTTGGTGATCGTATTGCCGTTATTTACAACGGAACAGAGTACGACTGGATGGTAATTCCTGCTGGTGGTGATCTTGCCGTTGCTGGTCAACCTTGCTATGGTTCTCAGGTTGCTCTAGACTTCACCTCTGAAGTAACTCCTCCGAGCCAGCTGTGGCGCTTCGATCCTATCACCTCGACTGAAATCATCAACGACGCTCTGCGTGGTGTTGGTTTCAACGGTGTGCCTCAAGCCGTGTTCCTGGAAGCTGGTGTTGACAACGTCAATCGCCTGTATGCTGACAGCCAGAACTACTTCAACCCATTCGGTTTCATTGCGTTCTACGGTCCTTACATCGAGAATGCGTCCGGTCAGTGGATTCCGCCTTCACCTTACGTGACAGGTGTTGCCATCCGCCGTTACCGCGCCGAAGGTTACCAGTTCCCGCCTGCTGGTGTCAAGTATCAACTTGCCGATGCAGTGGCAACTCAAATTCCGATCAACTCTGCTCAGCAGAACCTGCTGAACCCGGACGGTTGCAACGCAATCCGTACTCTGCCTGGTTATCCGACCAGCGCCGTGTTCATCTGGGGTGGCAGAACTCGCGTCAAGTCCTCGGATGCTCAGCAGCGTCTGTATCAGTTCGTAAACACTCGCGTCATTCTGAACGTTGTTTACGGTTCACTGAGAAGCGCCTTCGACAGCCAGATCTTCAACGTGATTGACGGATTCGGTGTTGCTTTCAACCAGATCATCTCGGTTGGAAACAGCGTTCTGAACCAGCTGTACTCTCGCGGCGCTCTGTATGGAGCTCGCCCGAGCGATGCGTTCCAGGTTATTTGCGACAACCGCATTAACCCGCCTGCATCTCTGGAGAACGGAATCATTAACGCCAAGGTGTTTGTGACTCCGGTTCCGACACTGGAGAGAATCCAAATCGACCTGATTCGCGTTGCTATCGGTCAGATGCAAAACGAACTGAACATCCAGGGTCTGGGTCAGTAAACTAAAAATGAGAGTCACAATGAACAAGGAATTGACGTTACTGATTCCTGACTCTCTTCTACTACAGCTAGAGCTAAAGGCTAGAGCGCAAGGGGTTTCACTTGAAGCCCTTTGCCTCAGCCTTCTTTCTAGCGATAAACAAGAAGAAGATTTAGTGGATCCGTCTTACTACCGTTCGCTCAGCCACGCAGGAATGAGGCAAGAGTTGAGCAAAGTCATCGAAAGTTCTCTGCCTTCGGAAGAAGTGCGAAAGAGGCTAAACCGCCTAGAATTTGAAATTTCCCGCCGATACCGATGAGTATAACCGAACCTTTATCCCCCAGTATTCGCGGAATCACTTACCCGCTCACCGTCGTAAACGGTAATCTTGGGACCAGTGTAGACTATTCCTTGGTCACTCAGCATATTCGCAGCATAGTTGAGACGCGCTACTACGAAAGAGTTATGCGTGCAAACTATGGGGTTGCGGATAACATTCTTGACGTGATGAATCCGGGTCAAATCAACTCGGAATTCCAAGCCTCGATTTCAGCAAATGTTCCAGAGCTTTCGGAGCTAAGTGTGACTGGGGATTGGCAATCCGAAGGTGAGGATGGAATTTATCACATGTTTATCCAATACGCCGTAAACGGGGTTCCTCAGCCTCCGCTTCAGTTTACATTGGCGAATTAAGGGTAAAATTAAAGACAAGCTAAGAGACTGTCAGAGGATTGGATGGCTCAGAGATTTAAGACAGCCCCAGTGCCATCGGGAGAGGTAGCTCGTTACACTTCTGACCCCTATAATTTATCTTCGATCTACATGTTCGGGTCTAGCAGCCCGTTCACAGGTCAAGGTAATACTATTGTTCGCCCGAACGATGACCTTCTGATTCAAAAGGGGGGCAACAGAGCTCTGTCTGTTTATCAGCGGCTACTGTATGATGAGCAGGTGCAGGGTTGTTTTTCCAAGCTGGTTCAAGAAATTACTTCTCGCCCGTGGTACGTAGAGCAATATAGCGAAAAACCGGGCGATATCGCCGTAAGGGACTTCGTGAGCGAAGTTCTAGAAGAGATTCCGCTGGATGATATTTACAAGGGTCTGGCAGAAGCAATTATCACAGGTTTCTCCGTAGGAGAAGTGATGTGGAAGAAGACGAAGCGTGGCGTAATACCTTTCGATGTCAGAATGCGCGATCAGCGTCGCTTTGTGTTCCAGGAAAAAGAGGAGGCTCAAACTGGATTCACAATGCGCTGCCTTACCTTCAACCGAATGTTCGAAGGTGTCGAGCTACCAAATAGAAAATTCATTGTCAACCGTTACTGGGTGTCACACAACGGCGATCCTTATGGTGCCGCTCTAGGAAGGATTCTATACCCGCTCGTGAAGTTTCGTCGTAGAGCGATTGAATCTTACGTTCTTTACGGGGACCGGTATGCCACCCCAACAGCCGTGGCGAAAGCACCTTTGAGTGCCAGCACAAAAGAAATTGACACTCTGTACGATCACCTTTCAAACCTGAGTCAAGAAACGGCGATGATTCTGCCGGAAGGTTACGAACTAGAGTTCGTTACTCCGAGTGGAAGTCCCGACGTCTTTAAGAACCTGATTGACTATATTGACAAGGAAATTAGCGTACTTATTTGCGGGGAAAACGAGGCAGGTCAGGCAGAAGCTGGCTCTCGCGCCTCTTCGCAAGTTGCCAATGTTGTTCGTGTGGTGAAAGCTTCTGAACTTTCCGAAATTATTTCCCAGTCCCTGACTCAAACTTTGGTTCGCTGGATTGTGGACCTGAACTTCGGTACGGATGTTGCCGCTCCAGTTCTAACTCGAGAGTTCCGAATCGAAGAATCAACTCTGGCCATGCCGGATGTTGCCCTACTGATTCAATCCGGGTTTACTCCGAAGAAAGAGTGGCTGGAGAGACACTTCCGGGTTGAACTGGAAGATAAAAGAGAGAGTGGAGGTCCTGAAGATCAAACCTCCCCCACGACTTATAATCCAGAAGAAGATCAAGATCTATACAGCTCAATCTTCGGAGACGATACTTCTTCTATACCTGGCGAAGAATCCACTGCTCCTGCTGAAACAACACCAGCACCTGAGGAAGAACCTATTGACACCCAAGAAGTGGCAATCGAGGAGCAGGAAGGGTAAAAAATGTTATCAGATCCCCTTATAGACTGTGTTCACTAAAAGAATTCACGTATTTCGTGCGGGTGATCAGACCTCTGCTCAAGGAATTAAGCGGACCTTTCTGCCAGAAGATCTTCAACAAGTTGTCGATACCTATGACCCTTCGATTCACGAAGCTCCTGTAGTTCTCGGGCATCAAGGTGATAATGATAGCTTACCATCTTTTGGCTGGATCCAAGGATTCTCACGAGAAGGGCCAAACCTTTACGCCGACGTCTCTTTCACTGACACGGCAAAGGATTTGGTGAAGAATGGTCACTACCGCAAGGTATCTATTTCCTTTTATTCTCCGGATAGTCAAATCAATCCGCATGGAGGGAAATGGAGCGCAAGACACCTGGCACTGCTGGGGGCATCTCCCCCCGCTGTAAAAGGTCTTGAGCCTTTCTCATTCACGGAAAAGGAGGGATGCTTCGATTTCGCCGTTGCCCTCTCCCCGAGTGAAATTTTCGATGACGAGCTTGGCCCTACGTTAATCGTGGAGAAAAGCCCTCTCGAAATTCTTCGTGAGAAGCTTGATGAAGTACGGCAAGATGTTTCATCTGCTGTCAAAGATCTTCAAGATTCCGGCGAAGAACAAAAAGAAACCGAAGTGGATGAAGCAAGTAGTGCGAAAGCACCCGCTGAAATCGCGAGCCCGGAAGAAAATCAACAATTCGCGGAGGGTTCAAAACAAGCCAAATCAAAGGTTAAAACCAACGAAATCACTCAGCAGACGGCTGAACTTGAAGACCAATTCCCAGAGGAACAATTTATGGAAGACGGAAAAATCAGCCGTAAGCACGCCAAAGGTGCCCACGGCCAAGTAATGCAGGTTGTAGAAAACGTCTACGACGAACAACACAAAGAACTTCCCCCGGCACTGAAGGCCAAAGCTGAGGAAATGAAAGCCAAAGCTAAAGCTCACCCCGGCGAGGAAGTAGGAATGGATGAGCAGCACAAAGAACTGCCCCCAGCTCTGAAAAAGCGTTCCGCTGAAGTCAAAGCTCAAGGTCATTTTGCAGAAGATGACGAAGATGAGATGGACTTTGATGAGACCGGTCGTTATGACACTGCCCGTTCTTCAGACGAAGGTTACGCCGACCGCATGAAGACTGGCAAGGAAGGCAAAGGCGGAGTTGGCGACGATCGTATGCATACTGCCAAGAGCGGTGAGCAAGAAGCAGATCGTAACAAGACCGCAAAGAACTCAGAGCAAGATTCTGACCGCAAGAAAACTGCCAAGGACGGTTCGGATAATGCAACTGGCGAATCTCGCTGGGCTGGCCAAGCTGACGCAGCAAGTCGCACCGAAAACGGCGATCAGTACGATGCAGACACCGACAGCTATCCTGAGCCTAACAAGCCCAAGACTGCCTCGGGTTCTAACCCTGCTGGACGCGAAGATGCTGACACCAAGGTTCCGACGGAAACCGAAGAATCTCCCGACAACGAAGTGTTTGCCGTTAGCACCATTAACGTGATGTCCGATGGTAGCATGCGTGTGATGCGTCAAAAGAGCAGCGATGGCCGTCAAGCTACCAAGGGTGGCAAGATCGACCACGCTGAGCCTGAAGCAGACGAAGTAACTTCCGACATGGGCGTTACCGCCATGGGCGAAGTTGACGACCTGACTCAAGGCAAAGCCAAGATCAAGAAGGGTCAACTAGAGCCTGGTCACTTTGAAGGTGGCGTTGCTGAAGTAACTGGCCCCGATGGCGTGTTTGCTGAAGGTTACAAGGGTGAGAAGAAAGCCAAGGATAAGCACCTGACCCCTGGTGCTATGGGCGAAACTGATGAAGCCGCTCGCACAGTTGGTCCTGATGGAGCCTTTGCTGAAGAGCATGGCGAAGAGAAGAAGCCTTACACTAAGACTGGATTCGGTTCGACTTACGACGAAGACGGCGAAGGTGAGGATGACGAAGAGGATTTCAACGAGCTTTCCGCTGACCACTGCGGCATGGATTACGGCATGGGTTCAATGGCCCAAGCCAAGCCGATGGGTTATCCCGACGCAATCTTCGAGGAGCTGGATCGCCTGAAGAAAGAGCATGCTGAGCTTCAGCGCCGCTTCGCTGAGGAGAAGATGAATGCCCGCAAGGCCAAGATCGCTTCTTTCGTTGAGTCCCTCTATGATGAAGGTCGTCTGACCGACGGCATCATGCCTCAAAGTGAGCTGCAAAGCTACTGCGAAGGTCTGGACTTTGGCACCCTGGAGTTCTCGGAAGGCGAAACTGCCGCTACCAAGCTGCTTGGTCTGCTGAGCAAACTTCCCCCGATGGTTTCCTACAGCGAAATCGCTGGTGGAACTTTCCAGTACGCTGAAGAGGATCTTGACCCTCACGCTAAAGCTCTGAAGCTGGTTGAGTCTGAAGGAATTGACTACGTAGAAGCGATTAAGCGCACAATGTACAACTGAGGTTTGAAATGGATCTCCTCTCTTTAATCGGCATGGCCACAAAGCGGAGGGGAGATTACTTCACCCAAGCTGAAGCTTTACGAAAGAAAGTTCACTCCCAGCCTGAGCTGGAAGAAAGAATGATCAACGAAGCTAATGTTTTGGTGAAGGGTCTTCGTGATAAGCAAATGAGGTGGGAGGAATACGAAAGATCCCTCTTAGATAAAACTCTCATCTCTGCGCTTACCGCTGTTAGTCTTGGCGCCGAAGACGTCAATCCTCGCGGGAAGATGGAGAGAGCATGGGCGACAATCGTTGGCGAAATGCTCCCTCCCCTTCATGAATTTCTAGCTGAAACAAAAGATGCACTCGACAACGGAGGTATTCTGTTGGGCGATAAAACACAAGAATTTGCTGAAGTAAGAAGTTGGCCTGGTTTGCTGATTCGGGTGATCCGTTACATTGCAAACCCTTCCTACTCCTTCTTCAACCTTGGCCAGTATTACGTAAGGCAAGACCAAGGATACAGAGAAATGAGAAGAGTTCCGAAACTCGACTCCAGAACTTGCCCCGACTGCGTAATGTTTGGTAGGCTCGGTTGGCAACCCTTGGGAACTCTACCGATGCCTGGTAAGGAATGTCAATGCTACGATCGGTGCAGGTGTAGCATCGAGTACCGTTAAGGGTAAAACCATTCAGTTTAACTGGGTGTAAAAACAAGTCCCAGAGTAAACAAATTGAAGTCCTCATACTTTGGAGAATTCCATGGCTACAAACGCAGGTCCCGTATACGGCCGTCAGTACATCCGTTACGCAGAAACTTTCGAAGCTCCTGCTGACAATCAAGATGGCGATCCCGGTGTTGTTGAGATCGGCGAATTTCGCGCCGTTTCTTACGCCACCTGGGCTGGCCCTAACTTCGCTGCTGCACCTGACGCTTTCACAACTCCCGGCGGCGTAGATACCATCGTTGGTATCAACCAGGCTTACATGCCTACTGCTCTGGCTCAGCCTTATACCGCTCGTCAGCTGACCGTTGCTACCTCCGGTCTTCTGCTGGTTGAAGTTGCCCCTGCTGCAACTCTGACCGATCTAACCCTGAACACTCAGCTCGAAATCAACACTCTGGGTCAAGCTGTTGGCGTTGGTGATGGCACCCCTGTTACCCTCGACGGCACAACTCCTCTGATTCGCGAGCAAGTCGGAATCGGCGGTCGTAAGTTCGTTCTCGTCAGCTTTGCCTGATAATTAACCTTGGTTGGGCAACCGTAATCGTCAGGCAGATAGCCTGGAAAGATGCGGTGTAAGACCCAACTGTGGTTTAACCATTTGAAGTCGTTTAACTATCTCGGAGACTCCCTCCCATGATGAACCTCCAGCAAACCTATGCTGGCGTAGATCCGATTCTGACTACGCTCGCACAAGGTTTCATGCTTCCGGCGACCAATATCGCCAACTTTATTGCCCCCGTCGTTGACACCCCGACTCGTGCTGGCCGCATTCTGCGCTTCGGCAAAGAGCAGTTCGCCATCAATGACTTCCGTCGTGCTTATGGCACCAACATTCCGTTCGTTCAGAGCCGTTACGACTCCGAGCCTTATGCTCTGGAGCAAGAAGTCGTGGCTTGGGAACTGCCGGAAGAAGTCATCGAGAACGCTGGCGAAGGTCCTGCTCAAGTTGACCTGCGTGCGATTGAAACTCGCAACGCAATGTCCCGCCTGATGAATGCTTACGAGTACACCGTAAGCCAGGCCGTGACTGTTACTGCCGGTTACAACCCTTACGAGCCTTCCGCTGGTGCTGGTACTCAGACCGGTCTGGGCTTCACAACCTGGGCTAACTTCCAGAGCGCCTACGGTTCAGCCGCTGGTCCTTCGGCTTGGTCTTCACTGACTTCCAACCCGATCGAAGATATCCTGACCCTGAAGCGTGCTGTTGCCAACCAAATTGGCATCCGCCCGAACTCGATGGTTCTGGGAACCGCCGTGTTTGATCAACTGCTGACAAACCAGGCGATCCTTGAGCGTATCAAGTACACGACTGCCGATTCAATCGACACAGACCTTCTGGCCCGTTACTTCGGTCTCGAGCGTGGTCTGCGCGTTGCTGAGGGTCGTTATCTTGCCACCGATGGCACCCTGCAGCCTGTGTTCCCTTCAAACGGAATCCTGCTGTTCTACAGCCCCAATGGTCCTTCGGATAGCGTAATGCCTGCTGGCGGTGCTAATGCTGCTACCCCCGCTTTTGCTTACACCTATCAGCTGACCGGCACTCCTGCTGTTCGCCCCGAGTACTACATTCGTGAGCGCCGCGTGGTTCGTGCTGAAATCACTGTTGAGCGTGTTGTTAACCTGGTTGGTCTTGGTGCCACTGGTCTTATCGGTTCTGGCGCGATGATCTCCAACATTCTTGGTTGATCCGAGAATTAACTAAGGAGGTGTCATCATGGCTATTTTAAGACCGATTACCAAATCGCAGTACGAAGTTTCCTTCACAGCTCTTGGTGGACCCACTTTCACAGCGGTGTTCACTAAGTTCAGCGGTGTCAAAGACTCAGCCGAGGACAGCCGGTATGCCAATGGATCTGGCAACAGACTGTACCACGTTGTTGGTCCGAGAACCGCAGACGACGTAACGTTAGAGGCCCCGTACGACCCCACCATCTTCAAACAACTCGAGCAATTCTGGCTTTCCTACAACTGTGAAGAAATCACAGTTACTGTAACTCCTAAGGATTGTATCGGCGCTGGTTCTGCTCCTGCAGGCGGCCAATACGTTCTCTACGGTTGCCAGTACAAGTCAGTTACAACCGCTGACGTTGACCGTGAAAGCGGAAACGTTCAGACAATCGAGTGCGTGTTCACAGTTAACTACTGGGAGCGTACCTGATTTAAGGTTCAATCAGTTCTTCAAGTCCCTGGCTTCGGCTGGGGATTTTTTGTAGGGTAAAACCAGTGTAAGAAGGCAATCCGTCGGGATTCATGAAGACAACTTTCTCTAGTGGTGTTATCGTCACAAGCCAATGGCTGAATGGCGCAAAACAAATCTCGTTTGACGGGCAAGATTTAGATTGGCACTACCCCCCTCTTGGGCTTAATTCGTTAATCACTTCGGGACCTAATGGTTTAGATTCCCGCTATATCACGCTAACCACTCCCCAGCCAAATCTCGAGGGTGGTCAGCTGATTAGTGGAATCGCAATCTCTGGCACCAAGGTTGTTACCGGGGTGTGGAACTTTGGTTACGAGCCAGGTGGCGTAAACCCTGCGAACGTAAAAGAAAACGCTCCCAAGAGTTTCACAACAAACGACAAATATAACAATCCTACGGGTTATATTGCCCCCACGATTCCGCAAAAATTCTCAGGTCTGGACGATGAAGACCTGATTACGAAGTTGGTTCTGAAAGATCAAATCGAGAACCTGCTTGAGCAACTCGTGATTGACAACGGCGTGTACTACTCCGAAGCGGACAATGCTTGCCAAAATTATTCCGTAGGAGCTGGTAATACTGAAACTGTTTGCCCGCTTTGATGAGGTTCTACCGTGCCTAGATACGCCCCTTTGCCGTCTGTTTCGCTTGATCCGAGAAACGAGGCGCAACTTGTTCAAGCAGCCTCCCAACGGGTCTATGAAGCTTCCAATCAGACACTAAACGATTTCAGTTCCGGGAATCCCCTTGCTGCATTGATTGAAGGGCAGGCATTTGCGCAGGGGGAGTTTTTGTTTTGGTTGAATCAACTTCCCGAAAAAATTCTAATTGAGTGGATCGGACCTTTTCTTGGCGCTATGCGACGCCTTGGAACAGCGTCAATCGCTCGTGTTCTACTGACAATTCCGCCCGCGAACAGTCCAATAACAATTCCTGCCGGGTCAAGTTTCACTACCGACCCGAATATTACGGGAGGGGAGATTTATAGTTTTATTACCACCGAGGAGTATACTTTTTCACCGGGGGAAACCACCTTGGTGGTTCCTGTTTACTCTGAGTTTGTTGGAGCAATCTACAACGTTCCCGCAAATTCTATTGTTAGCTCCGCAGCCATCAATGTAGATGGCCTTCTTGTAACAAATCCTGAACCAGCCACAGGAGGAGCCGATGTAGAAAGTTTCCAAGAGGTTCAAGAACGTTTCTTCACTCTTATTCGTCGGAAGAACCCTGTAAGCGCACAAGACTGGCAGGACTTTTTCACGGATTTCTACGGTCTTGGGACTCAAACGTCTGTTTTGGCTAACAGAGGGTCCGAGTACAACTACAATTATCTTACCGATTACATTCTCCCGAACGGTCAGGTGTCTTTCTTCGTTCTGGGTCCAGGCGGGGTTGAACTAACGGAAGAACAGCTTGTTCGGGGTCAGAATGTAGTTAATTTCTCCGTCCCCGTGGGAATGACCGGGCACCTTTACGGTTTAACCCTGAGTCAAACACAGTATGACATTACTCTAGAAGTGGACGCAAACAGTTCATTTGGCTCAAACCTACGGGCGTCTTCTTTAGATTTCCGCAACCGTTTATTTAGCATATTGCAGCCAGGAAACGTTTTTCCTTCCTCGACAGACCCAAGTGTTAGTGATATTGACTCTGCCTTTAACTTGACATTCCCAGGGTCAACAAGGTATGTAAACCCTAGAATTGCTACCGCCAAGGCATTCAATACTCCTCCAAAATTGGGTGCTTCAGCAGCTCTATACACAAGGGTGTACGATTTTGAGCCTACGGAACAACTCTTGAACCTGAATGATCTGGTTCTCCAGAGTGTTCCTTCTCAAGTATTTTATCCTGTGGAAGTCGCGTTTACACCTTACTCGGGAGAGAAGAAAGATCAAACAATCTACGGAAATTTGCAGATGAAACAAATTCAGCTGCTGCAAGCTGGAAATTATCTGCAGGGAGATGTGGTGTACTGGGGTATCCCGGAAGGGGGTGACGGAGAGCTTCATGTTGTTTTAGATAACGTCGATATTGGTTCACAGCTCGAAATCCCCGCACTTCTTGCGGAAGGAAAAATCTCATCAGCGAAAACTTATTCCTCTTGGACTGTTGGAACCTCGTACTCAACAACTTCTGGAGGAGTTTACAATCCTGAGATTGTCGTATACGATTATGGTGTAGGAGAGTTTGAGCCTGACCCTACATCTTCTGTTCCCCTTTCTAAGCGTCCTGGAGGTTTAGTTTGGCTAGTGAGTCAGGACTTTGATCTACTGCAGTCGTCAAACAGTGTAACAAGTGCCTTAACGGCAGGTCTGCTCGGCTTCCCTGTAACTCCGGAAACCTTGATCCCGAGTACGGCGTACCTTGCAGGCGGTTGGGTTATGACCCCACAGATAGGACCTGGACCGGATGCCATTGCTGATCCGTACTATAATTACGTTGATGCTTTACAGGGGGCTGTAACAAAATACGCCTATGTTCTGCAGGACTTTGAGTATCAGCCAAATGATTTGTCAACAAAAAACTACTTCGATCAGTTAGTTGAGTTGGGTGTTATTCGGGAGATTGCGGTTCAAACGTCCCAAGGCGGTCTGCCAATCTATAAATATCGACCTCGCTTTCCAGCTGGAACTTACCTGGAATATCGGGAGTCCAGCGTTTCGGAGCCGCAATACTTTATTGCCGCAGAGTACTTTACGCCCAGCAGTACTCAGATCAACGACCTACTATCGCAGAATAATGTTCTGCCGTTGGCATACAACTCTCAACAATACCTTCAGTTGAAGAGCGGTATCGAAGAAGGAGTTGTAAACACTCCGGTTAGAATGTTCCGTTTCTTTAAGGGGGATACCACCATCTTCCGGCAAGGAAGCTCGGTTCTATCCTACACTGCTACGTCAAATGTTAGCCCTCTGTTTGACTTCTCGATTTACGTGGAAAACGGGGTGTTCGTTTTAACGACAGAATTTACAGAGAATGAGTTTCTGACTCTTCCTTACATTCCATTCTTCAACCCAGAGTATGAGAACTATTCCGAGGACACAATCTTGTCTGAAGATGGGCGGAACCTTTATCGCGTTATGCGTGCATTCACCCCAACCTTGACCGTCTCGGATTGGACAAACACGGTTGTTACTAACACTGCTCGAATTCAAGAGTACGCCGGGAATTTGCTCAGGTATGTGAACATGTACGTCTGTGATGAGCAAATTCGGTCACAATATGGAAGGGACGTATCCGCTGTTAAACTAGGTATTGCAAAAATAACCCTCCTTCCCAAAAACGAGGAAAGGTTTAACAACACAACCACTGCCTACACTTACGTTTGGGAAAACACTTCAACAGCTACTGAAACTCCTCAACTTTCCTGGTTCACTGGGACACAATACACGTATAATCCTCCAAACTATCGAAACGGTACGATGGCGCTATGAGTCAGCAACTTATCCCGTTAAGCGGAGGGGTTCAAACCGTTCAAACCTCCACAGCTGTAAGACGTGTTAACGTCCTATCTCCCCAGAATATCAAGGTTAAAAAACTCGAGAATAGACCTACAGAGTGGGAAAGAACTGGGCGCCCAATTTACAGGCGATTACCAGCTGTTGGTGAAACCTACCAAATTAACTTCTTCGACATTCTTCCAGCAGTAAATACTGCTGTCAGGCTTGATGAAACCAGGGATGTGGGTTATGTTTACATACCTTGGGGAGAAGGGATATTCGGCCCGGTGTCAATGGAAGCCGTTTCCTCTGAGTCGCGGGAAGACCTAATCATCAAGTCGGGGCAAGTTGTTTGGAAGTACGGAACGACCGTTGTTCCACCCGCGATCTTAAACCTTCGAGAGATCGACTTCGGGAGTGGGAGATACTTGGTTGCGTATCAGCTCGTATATGACGACGCTCCACGTGAGAACTACTATGGGGTAGAAGACTACTCTCTTGCTGGAACGAAACTTGTGATCACTTCGAGCACCGACAGCGTCGTAGGGTGGAGGTATTCAGCTACAAATTCTTTCCTAAACTCCAGCACATACTGGTCAAATAGTGACACGTACTTTCCAAGTTACGCTCAGCCTAGCTCTGCTTTCATTCAGTGGGAAAGTAACGAGGAATTTCAGAGTTCTCCTACAGCACCTGTAAATATTTTGCCATCTGCTTACAGCAAGGTTGTTCTTCGTTGCCCTTCTGGAACTACTTTCACAGGGACTGCTGTTCTAAGCTATGTAGATTCCTCGGGGGCTGCAGAAGTTTCTCAAACATCTGTGAGTTCGGATGTTGGTGGTCAATTCTTTGAATTTACGATAACTTCCCCAAGTTTTCAAACAGGGTGGAGAGTGGATTTCTCTGACATTAACATCAAAATTCAGTCTTTGACTGTCACGGGCGTTATTTCTAAGGTTTCAAGGCCTGTGGCGCCTTCTACACGATGCGCCCTCTCAATGTACCCTGCAGAGAGCGTGCCCTCGACCATTGTGAATTCTGAGGGTGAAACTGTACCGGCGACTTACTGCAACATAGCGTATATCGACGTTGACTCTAACTATCTGCTTCAAGATATACAAGATATTCGTCAAGTTATTCATAGAGAGTATAAGCCTGTTGCAGATTGGTTAACCATGCCATTCGATGAAGATCTGACTTCTTTTTATCAACAGGTGAAAGGATATGCTTCTTTGTGGATGAACCCCCAAATTTGCGTTCGTCAAGAATACCTGGGGCTTGAGTTATACGGAGTGGAACTTATTCAATGACCTACGCTAATCCAACCTTTAACGCTCGCGAGTTTGAACTTCGCAACATAGTAAACAAGTATCTGTCTCCCGAGCAGAAAGAAAAGGTTGACTTAACCACGACGCGGGTTAACGGTCAGCTGAACTTCTTGGCTCAGATGCTCGGTTGGAACGGTCAAAACTATTGGGGAGACCTTCCTTCAACCGTTTCGCAGAAACGTCAGCTTCTAGGCGGGTCTTTTGGTGTCTACAATAGTTTTATCACACCTCGAGTCTTTTCCGTAAGAAATTGGAATCAGATCGAAGATTTTTCGTCTCCGCAAATTGCGATTGTTGAGGTTGACCTTGACGGTAGAATACAGGCCGGCCAAAAAGCTTTCCTTGGGATTTACGAATACACGATCCAGTCGATCTACGAAGAAAATGAACGGCTCTTCCTTAATTTTGGCGAAGTTGATGACACTTTCTTCACGGAGATTAACAATAACACCCAACTTCGAATTGACTCCCCACAGGCACGCCCGAATCCTTTTTATCGGCCAAACATTGGCGTTGCGGGCGACAATGCCTTTTCCTGTAAAAGCGTAGAGCTCTCTCCGGGGAATTGGGGGCTGAACCTCTACCCCAGCTACGATTCTTCGGGTCTCTTTCTATACCGGTTCCCGATTTTATTTGCAGGCTCTGCTTACTCCTTTGATAAACCAGTTTACCTTGCTTACGATGATACTCTGTCCGTCTCGGTATCACCCGTATATGATGAGGATTCGGGTCGATGGACTATCACCATCCCGGGGGAATTAGAAGACAACTCCCCTGGAGTCGTTGCTTACCTTGTATGGAGTTACACGGATCTAACAACGTCGGTTAACTCTGTTTGCCAGGTAAAAATTCAATCTTGGGTAGACCCTTCGGACTGGGGCTCGAAGTCTGTTCTGAACAATTTCCTCGGCGCCTGGGGGAATAAGGGTGGTTTTCTTCCATTTGATTTGGCTTTCGATAGTCTTTCGATTCACGGTTTTGACGAAAATAAATCGTTATACTTACCCGCTCTTGAAAAAGAGATTGAGTTTAACGACCTCGTAGATCGCGTGTACACTCAGAGAGCTGTGGTTGATTCTGGCATCCCTGGAACAATGCCACAAGGGAAACTTTGGTGGAATACAACTACAGGAAAACTGGCCGTTCAGATTGAGCAAGAAGAAGAGTGCCCATTCTGGGTAGAAACCGTTTACCGCGAAGCCCCCGAACAAGAACTGATTCCAGAGTTTGTTTTTCCGGACATTGCTTCTTTTAACGCAGGCCAAAGTATTGTTCCGCCTAGCACAATTAGTGTTCTAATCAATGACATCACAGGACTGTCCCCTTCGGACAACATCCTGAATATCAACGATACTTTTTCAGGGCCAGGAAGAATCTATGTGTATAAGCAGGAGGGTGCCCCGTACTGGGTCCCGATTAGATTTGAATTCACGAGTGTAAATCAATTTAGCCCTGCCAGCCCTTTGATCCCCTACGGGGTTCCTACATACATCCTTAATTCGAGCGGACTGAGCTCGTCAGGCGTTAACTACACGGTTAACAACTTGGATATCACAGTGGCAGGTTTTTACGAGACTGTTCTTGTCAAGGAAAATGGCCCAGAAGATTGGACACTCTTCCCTGATTCGATTCTAAAATTCATTGCCAACAGTATAACGTTCGGAGGTCCAAGCGAGGGAGATCTGTGGTGGGATTATACTAATCCCTCCCCAGCGAGTCGAAGCGCACAGTTATACTATGACTCGACGTGGGTTGCTCTTAATTCTAACGCCGCTCTTTCAGCACCACCAACAACTCTGGATATGAGCACGGTGCTGTTCTATTGCGACGGAAAGTTCCTCTCAGAGGGAGTTGGGGAAAGAACAGAGAACTACGAGTTTTCGTATACGTCTGACCCCTTGACAGGAAAATATGTTTTCTCGTACAGCGCATTTTCGCTGCAAGGAAAAACTAAATACCCACTCATTGAGATATCGGACTCTCTGACTTCTTCATACCGTTTGGATGTAACTTCACTTGTTTTTAGTGGGGTTGCCTGCACTATGTCGCCAAACGTGTACGATGCGGAAACTCCTCTCCGGTTGTGGAAAAGTCAGCATTTACAGGTGGCAGACAGCACTGAACTTTTAAGTAGAGAAATTTATCCCAATGCTCTGGTTGCGGATCAAAACAGTGGCCCTTCCGATAATTGGCAAAGGTTCTTTGTGCGGCTTCCTTTGGATTATGAGAGAAACGGTGCGGCTTGGCAAAAAACAGCGTTAGTGTGCCAGGACTTCGCTTACTACGGAAGTAGTGTAGAACCCGAGGCGATGACTTGCCCCCCGAATGAGAGTCTTCCAAAGATATATGAAGAAATTTGCCTTCAGAATGATCGAGCCGACTACACTTACATATATACCGAGCCGTATCTATTCTCGACGGCAGTGTACGACGATTTTTCTGACGTAGATGTTTCTTACTCAAATGCTGCGGTCCGCCCAACAGCGGACAAGGAGTATGACGGATTTATAGAGGCACAGTTTATTGAGTACGAACCCTTGCACAACCGGCTGGTAGATTTCACGCCGGAAGGGTTCGGTAACTGGCAAGGTATCTATGTCAATGCTAGCGCGTGTGGTTTTTTAACGGGTTACCTTATAAATGATCTTGGGGATGCCTCCGTTGAACCAATTTCTCCCCCGATTTGGGACGCTAGCATCTACAAATGTCCTCCTACTTGTGATAACTCTGAAAAGACATACAGTGTTGACGCAAATAACTTCAAGATTTGTTACGCATACTTTGCGGCAGATGCTTCAGCAGCTGAGGACGGGTTCTTCGACCCCCAGGAAGAAGCAGCGTGGCGGTTCCCCCTTGACCAGCCTAAGACAAGTTACTTAGTTCCAAGCAAATAACGGGTAAAACCATTCAGTCTCGAACCAACATATGACCACTCGAAGACGCAGATCTTTAAAGCAACCTGACCAAAACGCTATTCAAACCATGGAAGAAGATTTTTCGGAACTGAACGAAGAGATTTCAGAACCTGCTCCGGAGCCTTTTCCTGTAGTCGAGGAGCTAACCTTTTCGGCCCCTGAACCGGCTGAAGAGAAAGTGAAGGTTGCTCTTCCCCGCGAGCCGAAACAGCCGAAATCTCACCCTAGAAACATTCCTCGGTTTTCTCGTGGGGCTTTTTGACAATGCATGTCCCAAAACTCAGAGCTTCGGAATTCGTAAACCAGTTTGTTCAAGTCTTGAACACAACCGAAGCAAACATGAAATTTGCGGGGCTACCGCGTGGAACCCTGCGCGGAACGATTGTAGATGTCGACGACCCCCTTGAAAGAGGTCGCGTAAAAGTTAGATTTGATGATCACAGCACTTTGATTCCTCAGATCACGGGAACTACGGGAGAATTCTCCGCAGCGCGAAAGGGAGAAGAGCCAAAACCTTCGCACTGGATTGACACTTCTCCTGCATTCAAAGGGAAACAACCAAAAGGTTTGATTGGAAAGAGGGTCAACATCGTTCCGTCTAGTGGAGAGTACCAGTACGCTATTCTTCAAGACGTTTTATTTGATCCTCAGTTATTGGCTGAAAAGGCGGCAAAGAAACTCAAAATGCCGAACAACAGTCCAATGACTCGGCTTCCTGTCTACCCTTCCGGTAGTCTGCCTCCGGCTGTGAAAGAGAATCACGGGTGCATCGTAATTGAAGAAGATGGCCCCATGAGCTCTGATTGGCTCTGTATTTGTCTTAAACGAAATGGCAAGTACATTTGGGTTCGCCACGTTGACCTTCAGCACGGTCACGCAGGAGAAGACGATGGATCTCAGCCCCCTGATTCTGACGGGGATAGTGAAAAGCCGGTCAAAGAACTTACCGTGTGGGATTTTGTCTTTCCTACCTCTGCGAAAGAAATGCCGAAGAAATCCGCTTACGGTACCTCACCTCGGTCCAACCCTTACGGTGGTCAAGCCACCTGGCACGAACCTCCCTCATAACTATGGCAATTCGTCGTCCCGGTATTTCATCGCCCACGTGGCTTTTTCAAGATTTTCTGTATTACGAGGATTCGCCGGAAGAGCTTCGTTATCTGGTAGTGAAATGGGATGGCGAACCTTTCGAGCGTGTCTCAGAAACATTTGATTACAGTAATCCTCCTTACTCCGACGAAGATCAAAAGGGTGGGTCAATCGTTGCCAGAATCGACTACACTCTTGAGGGATATCTAATTACGATTGATTCTTGGGAAACAAATTGGAGGGACGAGTGGCCACTACGTCTTGCCGCAAACTACCTTCAAAACTGTAAATATCGGTCTGAACAAGGGTACGTGATTCAGGTTCCAAAAGACGCCTACTCTTTCTGGGTGAGCGAATACTTCCGACCGTATTCTAACGACCCTTACACAAACCTTTATTCCTGAGAAAGCTGATGGCTGCACCCAAGATCAAGGAAATTCTCGTTTCAACGCCGACTACAATCGTTCTGTATTTCGACAGTCCGCTAGACACAAACGTCCCAGTACCGATTTCATCGTTCACGGTGAATTACGGCCAGTATGGTGTAGAAACTCTGGTATATTCGTCGGACACAATGGTTTCCCTTGGGTTAGACAGCACTCTAACTCCTTGGGACCAAGCGTTTGTTTCGTACGAGCCGCCGCTTGACTTAAACTTGTGCCTCAGAGGGCCGATTCCACCAACAGCGAACGATGTCGTTAAGAAGAGGAACGCCGCTCGTGCTTTCTACCGTGTGGCAGCCAGAAACACTCTGGCCCCTGACGAAAAGACAGATGGCACAAGAGTTCAAGCCAACCTGGGTCAAACAATTGGTGGATACGGTTTCCCTTACCAGAACCGTTCCGGTGTCTTAACGCCTAACAAGTCAGACCCGAGAAGCGCATCGCCCGACGACTTCATCGTCGCATACGGTTTGAAAGAAGCGATCCAGCTAACAAACATTGATGACGCAGCAGCCACTTCAGTGAATGTGGCAAAACTGCAGATGGCAATTCAGGATGCCAACGCTTTGATTGACTCTTACATTGAGCAGTCTGGCAAGGCGGGAATGGTGCTAATTACCAGCAACCGTCGTCGCACCGCTTTAATCATTGCTCGTTATTACCTTGATACCGTCCGCCGTAGAGAGGACGTTTACAAGGATTATGACGCTGCGTTGAAGCAAATGCAAGCCGAAATGCAGATGACTGCGATTCGGGCTGGCAATGGCGACTCTGCGATTGATACGCCGCAGGGAATTATGCGGTCTTGGCGTGTCCCGCAGCGGTACAATGCCGTGTCTGGAAAAGGTTTCTCAGGGTGGACAACAGATACTGCTGGCGATCAGGCACCCGATTACCGTGTTGGTTGGGGTGCAATCGGCCAGAACAACGATTTTCCGAACTGGATCACTTCTGCCAATTACCTTGAACTTGGGGGAACTCTACAAACGGTTCAACCGAACGATGCAGGTGGGTGGTATATTGACGGCTCAAACACGAACTTCCCGTAAACAATGGAACTTAACACTATTTCCCGCATCGAGCAATTTATTGTTGACGCTTTAATTGCTTCCCCCTTGATCCCCATCAGCGTCAACGTTTTGCGCTTAGCTGATGCGATTGACAACGAAGGCATCGTGCAACAAACAAACAACATCGTTGTTCGCTACACTGGCTCTTCCAACACGATCAAGAACCGAATTCCGATGGTTTTCGAGAGAAGCATGAGCTTCGAGCTGAACTTCTCGTGTCAGAACTATCTCACATCTTCCGGTCACGATTTTGCAACTCAGCTTCTTGCCGGTGCATTCAACACCGTTAACGGAAGTGTGCCTTCCGGGGCTTCAATCGCCGTAATCGAGCCGTTCACTTGCCAGAACGAACTTTTCACCGGCATCAGCCCTGAGTCCCAATACACTTACACCCAGACCTACGTTCTGACTGCGGAAGAAACTCTCCCCTACATTGCCCTTGATCCGTGCGTTCAAAGGGGCGATTGCCGTCAGATTTTCCCTGGTCCGAATGTTGAGACCAGGCTACCCTTGGCAGGCGTTGTTGATTCCGCTAGCGGTGAAATCTACGTTCCGTGGTACACTGGGGATAAACTTCCGCTGGAAGATTACGCTGCGCCGTATGGCGTTCGTTGGAGCAACCCTGCAACACAATCTGGGGACTGGGTATTCATTTGCGACCCAGACACGGTGTTCCTGCCTGACCCGCTCAATCAACCGATTTACTTACTGAGTAACAACAATTATACTGAGGATGGTAGATTAGTTGTCACAGTGTGGGACGCTGAAACCTCTGAGCCGATTGAAGAGGTGTTCTACTCCCCGACAGGTAAATTCCTGGCTCGTTACGCTATCGAGCTGTGGAACGATGTTGCAGGTAAAGCGGACCCGATTTCAAACCGAGCTTCCAAGTACGCTGAGTGGTTCACAGGAATGAACATCGGAGAGTTTGCCGTTGTGACAGGGGCTTACACGTTCCTGAATATCGATCCGCTCAACCCCGAGGCAAAACAACTGTACCTTGAAGGCGGTGCTCTGATCGGAATCGCACCAGAAACTTTCATTCAGACTCCCAAGGGTAGATTCTACTTCGTTTCCCAGTCTCCGCAAGGAAGAGGGTGGATTCTCGAAGACACGTTCCAATACGCTTCCATCAATTCACTGTGGAAATTGGGTTGTGTTCCCTGTGAGGGCAACCCTGGTCCCATCGCTCCGTGCTAATGGAATCTTCACAAGAACTCTGGCATAACTACCACCTTGCGGTACAACAAGGAAAAATGGAAGAGGCAAAGAAAATCTTGCAAAAGATTATGAGTTACAGGGGTAATCCCCCTCCGCCCCGTGGCGGCTGTGCTAAATGTAGAAAGAGGTTCCACTAATGGCTAAATCACGCGAAGACATTATCAAGCAGAAAGAGATCCTGGCGCAAGACACCTTGCTTGTTGCCAAAGATGCTCTTGACCAGCTTGCCAACCAGATGGAAGAGTGCTCCACTCGAGACCTCGTTTCCATTTTCAATAGCGCGATCAAAGCGCACAGAGAAATTACTTCCGATATCGTTGCTCTCACCCAAGTAGAAACAAAGAGTGAGCAGGAGCTTGCGGTTGCGTACGACGGCAAAGTTGGCGAACTGCTGAAAAAACTAACAGGAGATTGAAATGCGTCCAGTCATCACAAAGGCAAGTCAGCTAGAAGAGCATAGCTCTTGGAGGAAGTACCAGCGGGGTATTCGCGAGCTTACGCTTCTTGAAGCACCTCGCATGGTCATCCAAGACTTTAAGTACAAGGCAGCACGTGACTGCTTTCTTGCTTTCTGTGACATTATGAAGCACGGCGACCTGCAAGTTGCCCCGTTTCATGAACTGATTGGCTCGGCATTCGAAGACCTTGCTACCAGGCGTTACAAACGGTTGATTGTTTCCTGCCCGCCTCGTTCTGGCAAATCCATGCTTGCGACCATGTTCCTGGCATGGTTACTCGGTCGCGACCAGAAGACGCAGCACGTTATTGCCTCCTACGGTGCCTCTTTGTCCTTCAAATTCCATCGTGAAGTTGTTCACATGATGAAATCGAAGGAATTTAAGCGTGTGTTCCCTGAGTGGCTCGGATTCTCTCCCGACTCTAAGTATGACATGATCGGCGGGGGTTATATCCTTGCAACATCCGTCGGCGGAGTGCTAACGGGTTTCACTGCAGGAACTACCGATATGGACAGCCCTGGCGTTGGCGCCATGGTGATTGACGACCCTTTGAAATCATCGGACTCGAAGCAAGCTCTGGACAACCTTGAATCCTGGTGGCAGGAACAAGCTTCTACGCGAAGAACCAACCATTACTGTCAGATGGTGATCGCAACTCGCTTCCACGAGAAAGATCTCCACGGCGTTCTAATGGACGGGGATGGTCTGTATGACGAAATTCATAACCCATTCGGTTGGCGTTGGATCAATATCGCAGGACTTTGCGAGGATCCTTCGACTGATCCGTTAGAGCGAGAGATTGGGGAATCGCACTGGGCGGAAAACCCAACATTCTCGGTGCCGATGCTTGAGTCCCAGAAGAAGATCATGGGATCGTTCAAGTTTGCGGCTCTTTACCAAGGCGTTCCGGTTGCAGCAGAAGGTCAAATTGTTAAGAACAGCTGGATTGAAGTTGTAGATGAGGAGGATTGCCCGCCGCTAGATGTCGTTTGGCTCGCAGCGGACTGCGCGTTTTCCGAGAAACAAATGGCTGACGAAACGGCGATTTGCGTTGCTGGAATCAGCATGCGTGACCCGACAGTGATTTACATTCGAGAGATTATTAAGGGTCGATGGGGCTTTCCTGACCTAGTTCAAGCAGTGAAGCAGAGTTATAGTTTTTATGAAGCGAAAATTCTCTGTATCGAGAAAGCTGCTTCGGGACACTCATTGATTCAAGTTCTTCGCAAGGAAGCCAAGGTTCCCATCGAAGAGATGCGACCACTGAAATCGAAGACCACGAGACTACAGGCTGTTTGTCCTTTACTCGAGAACAGCAGAGTTAAACTGGTTCAGGGGTACTGGACTGACGCATTCATCAAAGAACTTACCGCATTCCCGTTCGTTCGTCATGACGACAGCACGGATGCTTTCACTTGGGCGCTCACTTACTATGCGATGAAGATGGACGTTGTTGATCGTGGCCTACAGGAAACGATTATTCAGAACAAACGATTCAAGGGTGAGCTTCTTCGGGAAGGGCTCAATGATAAGTCAGTTTTTGGCGAGATTCGGACGGGAAGGCAACGTTTATTCTCCGGCGACACAGCAATCAACGATCCCGACTACGATGCTTCAACAATGGATGTTGAGTCTCGTTCTCCCTTTATGAGTGGAAGAAGAGGCGGAAGGGGCCGCATCGGATACGAATGACTTGGCGATTGGTAACCGCCTAAAAAGTTGCTGTTGTTTACAACAGATTACCATGGCTAAATCTCCTGTTGACCGTAACGCATCCTTGATGCAAGAGACCACTGGCGCAAGGGTTTTGATTACAGACCTTGCTGCTGATAAATACCTGGCGCAATCCGCGAAGCACGGAACCGATCGGTACCGAGTTTGGTGCGGAGGGAAAGATGGCTGGGATGACTATGCAGAAAGATTACATTGAAGAGTTGTTGGAGTGGGACCAATGGTGGTGCTTGTAGGGTAAAATTGGATGTTCCCTGAGACAGACCCCAATGTCACAGGATAAATCTCAAGGGGGTGATAAGGATGTAGTCCTGTTAAGCAGCAAAGTGTATGACCTACCCACCGACTGTATCACCCTTTTACACATGTTAGATTC